AAAGGTATTGGATACGGAAAGAAAGCAGTCGCTAAGTATGGTAAGAGAGCAGTCGCTAAAATGATTAAAGCGAAACGCTCAAGAAAAGGAGGCAAATAATATGCCATTAATTAAAGTAGGAGCAGTTGAAAAGAATTACGACGTTTTACCAGAAGGTAAATATGAGGTATTTGTAGATAAGTTTGATGATGTCCAAGTCGTTGACGGAATTGAAGTTTCACGTATTATGTTTACTATTCGCAAGGACGTTGATAGCGTTAATGGTGGTCGTAAAGTGTTTACGAACATTAAATCAAGTGATAACTTTGCTTGGTTAGTCAATGGTTTATCTAAAGCGGTTGGTATTCCCGTTGATAGTGCTTATGAAACCTTAAGTGATTTCTTAAATGATATTAAAGGTAAAACTTTAGTCGTTAAAGTTCGTCATAAACCAAACCCAAAAGACGCCACTAAACCTTATGTGAATATTACGGATTTCTTCCCAACCACAAAAGGTGCCGTTAGTTTAGCAAAAGCAGACACAGAAATTATTTAATAGGCGTTTGCCTAAGAAAGTCGGTGAGTTAATTGATTATCTTTGAACACTTCTTTAAAGAGGTAGATTTTAACTCCGCCAATGGTAGCGGGGAGGTGGCAGTTGCCTGCCCCTTTCCGCATACTACAAATGATGGTAAACGATACTACGAAACAAACCCATCGGCACATATTAACACCGAAAAATCTTTGTTTCATTGTAAGGTTTGTGGGGAAAAGCATAGTGAGGCAAGTTTTTTAGTTTCACAAACTAATCTTCCCTATGGTAAAGCGGTTGAGATTATTGACGAATTAACCAACCATAGTATTGTAGCAAATTGGGAAGTTGCCGTAAACGCCCTCAAGACAAATAGCATTACTCAAGCGTTAATTAAGAAACTAAAGTTCTCTAAAGAGGCGGTTGATTTTTTACGCATTGGTTTTGAAGGCGAAGGTATTTCTTATCCAGTTTATGTTTATAGTCAATTAATGGACGTGCGAAAGTATAGACCAGGTCAACAACCTAAGGTTATGAGCCGTTCGGGGGCAAAAGCGGGATATATTATCCCAGATTTGTCCTATATGAAAGACCTTGAAACCGTTTACATTTGTGCGGGTGAGAAGGATATGACCATTGCGAGAAGTAATGGTTTTGATGCTTTTACACTTACGGGCGGAGAAATGGCAATCCCATACACCTACGGGTATGCTTTCCGTGGTAAGAAAGTTTATATTTTATATGATAACGATAAGACGGGTTTAGAAGGTGCTGCGAAAGTGGGTCTTTTCCTTAAGGAGCAAGGTGCTATCCCATATGTCGTGACGGGACATCACGCAACTTGTGTTGAAAAAGGTGAAGACATTTGGGACTTCTTCGGTAAGTATAATAAAACCGCAGACGACCTAAAGGCGATTATTGACGCCACTGAACCTATGAGTTCCGAGCAACTAAAGAAGGAGTTTGAAAAAGAATATCCTTCAATTCCTTTAGAAAATGCCGTTGAACCACAATATCGTAATAAGTATGTGACGGCGTTAGTCCAAGTTGTGGGCGTTTACAACAATACTTTTGGTATTCCCGAAGTAATTGAAGTTGAAAAACTAACCCCAACGGATACAAGACCACAAGTTAACGTTATCCCTATTGGCACAAAGAAACTATTTACGGTAGACGATACTAACATTGAGGACGTGTTATACCTAATGGATAGCAACCTGAAGGAAGACCAAGTCCGTAAGAACATTTTAGGTTTGGCAAAAATTCCGTCAACCGAAGTTTCTATTGCGATTAAATACAAAGCACACGCTACGGTCTATAAATCTACGGTCGTTAACTATGGGGCAAGTAAATCTGCTCCTATTGAAATTGACGTCTATTCTAAACAACCTTTAGAGAACGGAAAGAAATACACTATAACATTTAAACCCGTTCAACACCCTCTTAGACAACAAGAAATCGTTTTAATTGCTAAGCGTGTTCAAGGTATGGATAATACCTTAGAAAACTTTGAGTTAAATGAAGACGTCAAGGGTAGTTTAAAGGTTTTCCAAGTCGGTAAAGACGTTAATGAAGGTATGGAAATGCTTTTCCAATACGACAAAGGTTATGTCGGTGGAGAGGCAGATAGAAACATTACCCAGACCGTAGACCTTGTTTATAATACACCTTTACACATTAAAGTAGGTAAGTCGGTTATCCGTGGCACCTTAGACGCATTTATGGTGGGAGAAACCCGCACGGGTAAGTCGCATACCTCTAAAGTCAAGCGAGAACTATACGATATGGGTAGCGTCATTAACCTTGGTACCACTACGGTCGCAGGTTTAATCGGCGGTACTAATAAGGCGACGAACAAAACTAAAATTGGTTTATTACCACGAGAACATAAAAACCTTGTGATTATGGAAGAGTTTTCCTCTATGAAGGACAATGCTTTCATTAAATCAATGACTGAAATACGCTCCTCTAATGAAGTTCGTATTGTCCGTGTAGATACGGATATTCGTGTGCCTTGCCAATTACGTATGCTAACTATCTCAAACCCTAAATCACGTCAAGGTGGTGCGGGTCGTTCAATGAAGTCATACCCCAATGGGGTAGAAGTTTTGTTAGAACTTATTGATAGTCCCGAAGACATTGCTCGTTATGACTTCTTTACCTTAGTTCCTGAACCTGAGGAATACATCTCCTTTATGGATAAGGACTATGAAAAATTGCCAGAAATATCCTATAGAAACCGTGTTCGTTGGGCGTGGACACGTAGACCCGAACAAATTATTATGGATACAGATACTCAAAAGTATTTGTGGCAAAAGTCGGTTGATTTAAACCGAGAATACAATACACACGTTCGTTTATTTGGTACTGAGGCGTGGCAAAAGATTGCCCGCATTGCCGTCGCAAGTGCGATTATGCTTGTCTCTACAGACACTACGTTTGAAAATGTGGTCGTGACAAAGCAACACATTGACTGGGCGGTTAATTTCTTAATTAGAATATACGACAATAATGTGTTTAAACTAAGACAATTCGTTAATGAACAACGCAAATATAGCGAAGTTGACGAAGAATTAGTAAAAGAATTACAAGAACTTTATCTCAACAACGCCACCTTATTTAACTTTTTAGAGATGAGTAGTGGTGTGCCAAGAGCAGTTCTAAGAGACGTTTCGGGTAAGAGCAATGAGGATTTCTCCGTTATCCTAAACGAAATGTCCCGATTATACTTGTTTAGATGGTCTAGTAGTTTAGTTATCCCATCTGAGCGGTTAAGAAAAGGTCTATCTAAAATTAATAGAAATATCCGTATGAAAGGAAGTGGTAATAGTGTTCTATAGACAAATGGTTGCGGACGCACAACAACTACTCGTTGACCTTAAAAAGTCAAGCAAAGAGTGGGTTGCGTTTGATACTGAAACCACGGGTCTGCACCTAAAAGCAGACAAACCCTTCCTTATTACCTTAACATTTGACGACCAAAGTCGTTCTATTGAGGTTGGTAAGTGGCATCCCGCCGTCTTACAAGAAGTGTTTAATGAACTAAAGAACTTTAAGTATGTCGTAGGTCATAACATTAAGTTTGATTTACATATGCTTGAAAACATTGGCGTTAAGTATTCGGCAAATAATTTGACTGACACAATGATACTTGCTCGTCTTGCCTTAGATACGGACGAAGTATTTACTTTAGCACTCAAGTCATTAGCGACTAAGTACATTGACGGGGCGGCAGCAGACGACCAAAAGGTTGTTAAATCTGCTTTATTAAGAATTAAGAAAAGCACAACTATTCAAGAACCAACATATAAAGACGTCTATGAACACGACGAATATCGTCAAGCAATGATTGAGTATGCCTATAACGATACTGAAATTACACTACAACTTGCTAAAAAACTAATAGATGTTGTGTATGCGAGAAAACAAGAAGACACACTTAAGTTAGAAAACGCACTTATCCTACCCCTATTCCGTATGGAACGTGTGGGTTTAAAGGTTGACCGTGAGTATTTAACTGAAAGAAAGAAGTTCTTTGAGGAGTATATCTCTGGAAAACGTGCGGAACTACATAAGTTAACGGGTGAAACCTTTAACGTAGGTCAACATAAGAACATTAAAGAGTGGTTTAACAAGAACGGTATTCAATTAGCGTCAAGCGACGATAGTGCTATGGAATATGTGATTAAAACCGCAGAAGACCTACCTAAAACCGTTGCTAAGATTATCCAAGAATTACGTAGTTTAGAGAAATGGTATAGCACTTATATCGTCCGTATGCTTGAAAAAAGTGAGTTTGACGGACGTGCCTACACCCAATTCAATGCCAATTCGGCAATTACGGGTCGTTTAAGTAGCGATTTCCACCAATTTCCTAAGTATGCTCTATTAAATGAACAAGGTGAGGAGATGTTTCACCCCCGTCGTATGGTTATCCCAACTAAAAACGGGTACGAAACACTTGCTTTCTTAGATTATTCACAAATAGAGCTACGTGTTCAAGCAAACTACACCTACGAAATTAGTGGTGGCGACTTGAATATGTGCCGTGCATATATGCCTCATCAATGCGTAGACGCTAATGGTGTGGTCTTTGACCCGCTATTACACAAGAACGAAATTACTACAAAGTCTTGGTTTACACAAGAAAGTGGGAAAGTGTGGAAACCCACCGACCTTCACTCCGCTACAACCAAAGAGGCGTTCCCAGAAGTAGATGAAAGCAGCGACGAGTTTAAGAAACTGCGTGGTCTTGGCAAAGCAACTAACTTCGCAAAGAACTACGGAGCAACAAAGAACGCTCTTATAGAGCAGTTTGGGTTTGAAGAAAGCATTGCTATCAAGTTAGATAAAGCATATTACCAAGCGTTCCCCAAAATCTTAGACTACCAAAACTTAGTCCGCAAGATTTACTACCAACGTGGATACGTTAAGAATATGTATAGTCGTAGATACTATATGACTGATAAGCGATTTGTATACCGCCTTTATAACTACTTAGTTCAAGGGTCGTGTGCCGATATGCTTAAATCTAAGATTATAGAGATAGATAACTTGTTATTGCCTTACAAGTCAAGGTTTCAAATGAATATCCACGACGAATTATCGTTTGAGATATACGAAGGCGAAGAATTCTTAGTTAATAAAATTAAAGAAATTATGGAAAACGTTCCCCGTATGATAATTCCAGTTGTCGCCGAATTGGAGACAACTCAAACAAACTGGGAGGACAAGGAGTAATATGCTTATATTATCAATAGACCCATCGGGCAACTATACCGAGGGCAAAGGCAAAACAGGTTGGTCAACTTTCAAAGACAATGCGTTTACTTTCGGTACAATTAAAGCGGAAGATTACAAAACCCGTGTAGATTATTGGTACGCCGTAGCAATGCTTATCATTGAAAAGCGTCCCAATATGTTAGTAGTTGAGGACTACCGACTTTATAACACCGCAGCAACGGGTGCAGCGGTGCAGTCGTTCTCTCAAATGGAAACGCCAAGATTACTTGGTATCATTGAGCAGACCGCACAAATGAATAACATCCCTATTGTATTTCAAATGGCGATGGTTACAAAACCATATAGTGACGATAAACTACAAAAATTAAGTATTATCACAAAGGAAAAGAATAGATGGTGGTTTAGAGGAAATGCCGTCAATGACCACGAACGTTCATCTCTTAGACACTTACTTCGGTATTTAGATAAGGAGAAGATTAAATGGTAGACGAGGACTTCGTAGAGTATATTAAAATGGTAAGCAAAACTGAAAGGGCAATGGAGAAAACAAATGAAGATAGCAATAGGCGGAATGATAGCGAGTGGAAAAAGTACGCTCGTAGACAACTTAGCAAAAGAATTCAACCTACAAAAAATGGACGAGTTCGACAAAGAAGACGAAGTATTTAATACATTATTAAAGTGGTTGTATGAGGGTCGTGAGAACGTAGAGATGTTATTACAAATCTACTTCTTACACAAGCATTGGAAATCACAAAAAGAAATCAAAGGCAACGTTATTGTTGACCGTCACATTATTGAACACTGGTTATTTGCTCAAATCAACTTGGCAAAGACACCCGAAGTCCTCAATATGTACAATGGTTTATTCCACCAATATATGAACTCTGTGGTGCACCCCGACCTCTATATTATCTTAGATATGGACTGGGACACCTTCAAAGAACGTATTATGAAACGTGGGCGTGAGCAAGAAATCGAAAACTTTGGTCAAAATGAAAACTACTTCAAATATCTTATGGACGGATACGTTCGTAAGTTAAAAGCACAATGCGAAATCTACAATATACCAAGCATCGTTATTGATACTTCGGGTATGGACGAAGAAGGCGTACTTGATGCTGCCGCACAGATTATAGAACTTATAGATAAGGACGGAACAATAAATGGGTCTAAAAATCACAACTAACTTTAGAACGGGCGTATCAAGTTCAAAGATGGACGCTATTTTAAACAAGTCAAAGTATAAGAGCGTTATTGAACAATACCTTTTAGATACTAAACAAATCACCGAGACCGTTACCGAAGTTGGTCGCCAAAAGATGGAAATGGGTAAAGTTATGGAACCCATTATCAAAGATTTGGTGGAAAAGTCCTTTAATGTTAAACTAACCGTAGATAAGAATAGATACCAACACGACGTTCACGAGGCGTTTACCATTGAGTTTGACGCTTTAGACTGGGAAAATAAGATTGTCTATGAGTTTAAAAACACCGAAAAGGATGAAAATAGCATCTTAGAAACCTATTATGCTCAAGTCCAATTCGCTATGTTTATGATTGGTTGGAAAGAGGCACGTATTTGCTACCTACGTAATGGGTGGGAATTAGGGTATATCGTAGTTAAAAGAGACCAAAATTTCATTGATAATATGGAGATTGTGGGTAATTACTATGCCAAATGCCTAAAAGATAGAGAACAACCAGACCCAGACTACATTAACTCCATTGTTGCTAATATCAACTTCTATACAAGCAAGGATAGAGGTTTAAAGGGAGTGGGGCAAACCTTAGACCTTACGGCAGAAGAAATCACAGACCTATATGCTTGGAATGACCTTAAAAAGCAAATTGCGGCATTAGAACTGCAAGAACAAACCTTTAAGGCAAAGTTCTCCGAGAAATATGGTAAGTACTCCGACGGAGTAGTAACGTTTACTAATACCGAAACCTTAAGGGAGGGTGGTATTAATATTAGCGAATTGCTTAAGGATAACCCTCAAATTGATATTAGAAAGTATACAAAAGAACCTACCAAGTTTAGTAGACAACTTCTAAGGGTAAAACAATCCAAAGAAGACGTAAACCCTGGTAAATTTACGGAAGATTTAGTATAAAAAATTGGAAGGGGCTACAGTTTTCCTCCCTTTACTGTAGTCTTTTCCCTCTATGGAAAAATTAAAACAACAACTTAAAATGCTAATAGCCACTCCAAAGGGGTGGCTTTCTTGGCTTATAGCGAACGTTATAACCTCTTTACCGTGGGCTATACCGTTAATCTACGGCTTTGTTTTTAAGGATAACAACGGTTATGTGATTGCAGGGTTTGTATGGGCATTCGTAATGCTACCTATTACCCCGTTTTGGATGTTAAACGTTATTATAGCAGTCTTCTTACGTAATAAAATTATTAAGGGGTAGTCGGGTAAGTTAACCTACAACCTTAACTGAGTGTAGGTTAAAACGTGGGTTCAACTCCCACCTACTCCACCAAATACTACCTATTATTCCTATAAAAAGAGGTAGTAAATTCCTATAAATAGGAGTTTCGATTATAATCGAAATTGATTGAGAAAATTACACAAACTTCGACTATAATCGAAATGTTATCCTATTAGCAATTTAGGTTGTTTTATACCTATTATTGCCAACATATTAGCATAAGAAAAGAGCCCCGTAGGGCTCTTTTTATTTGGGTTTGTACTGATAACCTTGACGTTTTTTTAGTTCGTCTAAGGTTGGTAGTCTTTCGCCCGTTTGTTGTTCGTATAACTTTCTTAGATTTCTTAATTCTTCTAACCGTTGATATAGGTTAGTTAATTGAATTTCCGACAACTTCTTGGTTTGTGTTAGACCTAAAGCCGAGTTCAAGTCATCTGCAAAATCACCTAAATTTTGTTTACCGACAGCAGTATCTACAAGACTTAGTAATCCAGATACAAGTCTTCTTGGGTTTCGTAGACCTAAGTCATCCGCAATCTTTTGAATAACTGGGTCTCCAGATAGATAAGCCTCTCCATCTTTACCTCTAATTTCGGATAAAACACCAGTTCCCTTTTCCATACGATTAGTTTGACCTGGGAAATCTTTTAAAGGGGCTCCTGTGAAGCTATCTCTACCCGTACCAAGTTCAAGAGCAATTTTTGCAGGAACCGTTAGAGAAGTAACCCCACGGCTGAATGGTTTTTCAATAAATTCTACAAAATCTGAGACTGGTAGGTTTAACTTTAAAAAGTTAATACTATCTTTGTCGTCTCTATTAATAAGCATTGGGATTGGTAACCACATATTACTTTTAATATAATCTGGAAGTTCGTTGATGTCCATATCGGTCATCCCTTCTGTCCAGTGTTTATAACTTCTTAGCAACTTAGCATATTGTTGTGGATTTTTAACAATGTTCTTAGATTGGAATATAAGGTTGTTCTTCATAAACGTATAGAACGGAATAGCACGTTTCATTACGTCTCTTTCAAACGGAGTAAGTAGAGTATAATCGAATAATGCTTCCCGTACTTGTTTGAAAGCTGCGGTTGAACTACCTGTCTTCTTTAATGACCAATTATACAAGGCTATACGTTGTATATCGTCCATTTCTTCAGCTAAGTTAAAGTTAGTTTCTACAACTTTTTGAAGAATGTTTTTGTCTTTAAAGTTTTTGCCTTGACCTAAGCGTTCAATCATTGCCTTAACGTCTTCTAAGTCTCGTGCTCCACGGTGACCCGTAAGAACACCACTCTTAGCAATTTCGTCAAAACTATTTAAGAATAGTTTATCTGCTTGTTTCAACGCTTGTTCGCCAAATTCGGCACGTAATTTAGCAAGTCGTTTATACTTCATTAGGTCTTTAATTGCTTGGGCTTGATAACGTATAATATCTACCGTATTCATACCAACAAGATACATATTAGATGCGTTACCAAAGAAGTTTCTACCGTGGAAACCTGGGCTTAATAATGTAAATCCTTTCCATTGAGCCATAAGTTTATCATAGTACTCAATTAATTTAGGAACTTCTCTATAGGCGTTATCTGCGTTTTTTAGAATATTATATGCAGATTTTTGCATTGCAACGGTACCATCACCCGCAGCACCAACAGTTGCTAAGAAAGTATCATTAAATGCCTTTTGCATTTCTGGTGGTAGGTTTTTGAATAAGTTAGAGAACTCATCTTTAAATGATTTAATAGCTTTAAAACCATTTGGAAGTTGTTCTTGAATTTCTTTGATAGTTTTACCTTTCATTGAAATAAAGAACTCTGGAGCACCATCTACTTTTACATATTTACCTGTAAAATCGGGTTCAACACCTAAGAACATCTTAGTTAAATTCGTTTGTGTATATTGCTTTTGAGCAACATTAACTAAGTCTTGTACAGATAGTAAGGCACTTTCGTTAAATAAGTCGCCTTCAATACCATATAAGTCTTTTAAAGCGGCGTTAATTTCGCCAGTCGTACCTTCATAAGTACGAGCGGCAAGGTCTGAATGACCTGGACGGATGTAATCTGTAACATAATATCTTGAATTTTTAAACAATTCTTCTGCTTGTGCGGTAGGAACACGACGTAAATATTCTACATTACTTGCAAATGTCTTACCACCAACATTAAACTCACCCATTTGTTCTAAGAACTTACGGGTTTCCGCTTGAATATTTCTTAATTTGTCTGTAGCATTTTTTAATGTATCACCGTGTTTGGCAATCGCTTCCATTGTTTGAGGAAGTAGTTTTCTTTTACCAATATCTAAAACAGCGTTTAAAAGGTTATCCCCTTGCGTAGTACTAAGAGTTTCAATTATCTTAGCAAACTCAGCACTGTCTCCGATAAACTCTAAACCAACAGAACCTTTTTGACCAACTCGAGTTAATAAAACATCTTTACCGATAATCTTATTGGCTTGTTCAATGTAGCCTCTTAGTTTTTGATATGCTGCTGGATTGTCTATTGCGTTTAAACCTGGGATTGCTTTTGAAGCAATTTTACCAGTGGCTTGAGCCCCACGTCTTGCTACGTCATCCGCAAATTTAGGAATGATGTTGTTCATAATAATTTTACCGTCTGGTAAAACTACACTCCAGGCTTTAGTTGCAGCATCTTGAACTAAGTTTGCACCGTTTTGAATGATGTCTGAAGCAATACGGTCTGCATCCTTAATACCACTTTTTCTTAGAATATCGCTAACATCGTTAATAGCAATCTTTAAGTTGTCTGCCGTTTGACCAGCTTCTGCACTAATCTTTTTAATAGCACGAATTTCGTCATCGGTTAAACCTTTAGTAGCATTAAAAATATAACCTGCATCATCAGCAAATTTTGCAACACCTTTAACAAAGCCTTCGACTGCTTCTGCGGCTGGTTTTAATTTAGTACTTGCTTTGGCGGCATCAAGTAAAGAACCACCAACTTTTGCAACGGCAGAACCACCAACACCTAATACCTTCTTTAATGGCTTAGTAATAACGCCAAAACCAAGATAGGTTGTGGGGTCTGAAGCAATATCTAAACCTACGTCAAGAACAAAGTTTCCGATTTCGTCAGCAATACCTTCTCCTTCTTTAAACTGTAAGAAGTTCTTATCACCCGTAAGGTTTTGAAGAGCTTCTTTTGTAGATAATTTTTCTTTACCTGCTAAACCATCCCAAGCTGCTTCTAATACATTTCTTCTATCGCTATCACCTAAAGAACTTAAAACGTTTGAAACTACTTGACGAGGTCTATCTAACACTTCAAGAATGTCCATAAGAACATCTTGTTTAGGTGTTAGATTTAATGCCTTCTCAAGTATGTTTCTTTTATCCAGGTCTTTTTGTGGAAGGTTAGTATCTACACCGACCCCACTAAACCTCTTTTCAAGATTAGATACTTGCCCTTGAATATAAGCATTAGTATCTTTTGTTGCAGGTTTAAAAAGATTAACTGCTGTTGGTTTATACTTATAGTTATATTTTGGTTTTTTGATTGCCATTTTATCTATTCTTATATGGGTTATTTGCGTCTAACTCTTGTTGTGTTATCATCGGATTATTGCGTTTTTGTTCGGCTTCCCATTGTAAGGTTTCTGGTGATTTACCCCAGTTACTTGGGAATATGTATGCACCATATCTCCACCAATCAACAGTAGTACCTGGTTTACCTTGTTGTAAGAAAGTAGTTATTTGGTCTGGACTATATCCTAAAGCTTGTAAACGTTGTTGTTTTTCGGTATCCGTTAACTTAGTGTCATTGACAATAGATTGTAATTGTTCAACTCTTTGGTAATTAAATTGTTGATTTTCACGTTCATATTGTTGTGCTTGTTGACCTTCTAATAAGGCATTGCTATAGATAGAAGCTTCACCAGCCTTTTGTTGTCTAAATGCGGCTTCTTGACCTTGCATTAAGTTGCCAAGTTGTTCCGCTTGTTGAGCACCTAAACCTGCACGAACACCTGCGGCTTGCCCACCAGAAAGACCACGTTGAGCAGATGCCCCAAGACCCATACCATAACCTTGCTTACGCAAACGTTGATATGCGGTTGAGTAGTCTCTACCAATGTTTTGTTTTTCTAATTCTGATTGTGCTTTTAATCTTTCATAAGCGGCTTTAAAGGCATTTTCGCCTGCTCCGCCTGGTGTAAATGGATTTTGTTCTGCCATATTATTTCTTCTCCTTAACCCTAAAGGTTAGATAATCTTTAATGATGTTGTATCTTGTATTTAAGTCTACAGTCATCACTTGTTTAATATAGTTACGAGCGTATTCCCGTCCATTTAAGAACATTGATACGATTAGGAATAAACTTGTTGCTAACTTGAACCAGAACGCCGTATCTAATAAATCTGCGGTGTATATGAAGGCATTGAAGAACGCTGCACCACCAACCGCAAATAAGAACTGAGCGTAGTTATCTTTAACTTTTCGACCTAACGTATCTTGTCTTGTTAACTTTTTTTCACTCTTAATGACTTCGCCTGTTTCCACAAAACTACGGTCAATTTCATCGAAATCTACTCGTAATGCAAGGATTAGTTTATCTAATCGTTCTACCTTGATGCTTTCTTCAAGGTTAATTCGTCTTCTACAATATCTATTCTTCTTTTTATCTTCGTCAGTACCAAAGTACCATATTTCTAAGTTTTTAGGTTTTGCTTTGAGTTCTTCTTTACTAATCTTGTTTTGAACCTTTGCTCGGTAAGCGGCTATCTTCTCCGCCTTATTCCGATTGAAGACCCAAGTACCAAACTCGCTGTCTAAGTCGTTACGAACTGAAGTATCTACACTTGTCTTTAGGTTTATATAACCCTTGTCCGTTTCTGAGAACTTAACGATATACATAGACACGGTAGCGATTAACACAAGCAAGTTGGCTAAGTTTTGTGAGATAACTTTATTCCAGAACTCTGCACTGCTTAAGATGTTATCTTGGTATTGTATCGTTAGGATATTGAATAACCCAACGATGGCGACTGCCGCAATGTATAAGATTGCGTACGGTAATGCTCTCCCTATTTTAGCCCACATATACTACTCCTTTATTTCTTTAACCATTTACGGTAATCTTCTGCACGTTCTTTCTCATACAACGCAAGGAAGACCCCTGCAATCATATTCGATATAAGCGTAAACCCAAACACAGGAACTAAGCGTTGTGCGTAGCGGGTAGCAAAGAAAACTATTAAAAAAGCAAAAAGGGTTGGGAATATATGCACCAACCAGATTGCGATACCTTTAAATACCGTTACTTGTTCAAAGCTCTTTGCCCACTTAACTATCTGCTTTCTAAAGAAAGTCAAGACAATCAGTAGTCCTACCACCCCGATAACTGAGAGTTTAAATTCAGGTGGGGTTTCAAAGAAGGTTACAAAGGGGAAGTAATGGTTTAAAACAATTAGCGGTGTCGCTAATGCGAAGGTGATGAAACCTACATAAAACCAGAACTTTTTCATATTATTTTACTAATTGTTCTCTTAATTTAGTTAAAACGTCTTGTCCGACTGCTTGAACCACTTCTTGAATAACTGGTTTTGGTTCTTCTTTCTTAACTTCTTCAACCTTTTCAACTGGTTGTTTTAAGAAGGTTCTATACTTGTTTTGAATTAAGTTATAGTCTTCTAAGACTGCTGATTTTGTACCTGCTGGAAGATTAGAACCAATAACTGCATCTTTATAAAGTTTAGCAGTTAATTCAACCATTTCAGCAACTTGGTCAATCCGTTCAAAGTTTGCTCTTGCTTGAAGCAGTTGGGTCTTTTCGGTATTGATTGCACCGATTGAGTTCACGATTAACTTGGTGATAATCCCAAGTACCCCTAACACCACGATTGAGATGACGTTAGAGATGATTGCATTGTCCTGTAGTAATTCTAAGATAATTTCCATTATAGTACATCTCCTTTGGTGTCTAAGTAATTGAGCACCTTAATAATGTCTTGTTGTTGAGCTTCTAATCGACTTGTGGCTTGAATAAGTGAGCGGATAATCTGAGGATATTTGTCTTCCATCGGTTGACCTAAGATAATCGCTTGTGTGAGTGGGATTTTGTCTGAGGTGTAACCCTCAACTTTATCCTTATCTAAAACCCTAATTTTTATTTCAAAATAAGGGTCTTTTAGCTCTTTTTTATCAATTATAATACGATTATTTTCTATTTTACGAAACAAACCGCTATTGATACAAAACTCAAGTTGAGCCTCTGGGGAAGCATAAACATTGTCTAAAACAACGTCAGCCTCTATATTATTATACACCAAATTGTCGTTTTCCATTACAAAAATGTGTCCATCTTTAAGAATAAATTTCATAGCTATTTCTTATCCCCCATATAATCGCCGGCAGTTTTAGCCGCTTTGATGAAGTCTGAGGCTTTAGGGGCACCTTTGGACCCCACCTTTCGCATTCTTTCTTTGCTACCACGTTTAATTCGTCTACGTTTAGCGTGGATATTTGCATATAATCCTTGTTTCATTACCATTTCACCTTGTCAGCCCAGTAAGCGGCTGACATTTTACCTTTGGCTATATTTGAGCCGTGTCTTGCTTTGAACGACTTTTGACGTGCCTTGTCTTTTTCAGACTTAGGGTTAGCACCTGCCCCGCTTACACCTTGTTGACCAAAGCGGATGGTTTTAACTGTGTCTCCTGACTTAGCCACCACAACGTGGGACTTAGTAGGATGACTTGGGGTCTTCTTAGGTTGATTGAACCCGCTTACCCCTACCCGTTTGAGTATTGAATAATAATCTTTCATTTTTCCCTCCTTTTGAAGTATTCAACTTCACGCATACGCTTTTTAGCACCTTCTTTTGAACTACTTTCTCCCAGATTCTTTCCAGAACGTGAGACTACTCTATACTTTTCGCCAACTTTTTTAATCATCTTTATGACCTACTTTTCCAATTATCACAAGGTGATAAACATTCTACTTCAGGTGTTAATGGGTCATCAATACAAATCATTATACAAACATCAGGCATTGATTGCCTATGATGAACGAACAGTCCTGAAAGCACAAACAACAGTAATAACCACACGCCAATTAAAATACCAATTCTCATAGTTTACTCCTTGGTTAAACCCTTAATCCACTCTCGCAATTCTTCGAGCCGTTTTGCTTTTAATTTCGCGGTTTTTTTATACTCAATCCAACGAGGGTCATCTTCCGACCATTCGCCACGAATTATTTTGTGGGGTAAATAATCCGTTTTCGCAAACCACTGCTCAATTTCTTTGATTTCGATTTTTTCTTGTAAAAATTTAATTACCATAAATCCTCCTAAATTTCGGAATTATAACTTTCAAAAACCATTTTTTGAACGCCACCTTTATTTTCATAATAAACATCAACATTAGTATTTCCTAAAAACACATAATTTGATGTATCACCGACTAAACAAGAAGCACTCGTGACTGTCTGCGTGTTAAAACTATAAACAACTTTTTCGCCAAACGCTTTTTCAACAATAATACCAGGGTAAATGCTTGAAAATCCACCATCGGTTAAAGTGAAAAAAACACGAATTTGTTTTGAATTGTTAGGAACTTTTACAACATATGTTCTAAAAGAACCTTCTGCCGCTTTTGTAATTATTATTAAATCATTGTTATCAATCTGAGCATTTGTTAAAACATATTCATAAATTCCACCAACCAAATTAAAGGTCGGGTTAGTTAGCGTTAAGGTAGTATTAGGGTTTGGGTTTGCCCAAACAAGTCCATTTAAATTTTTGGTTAAAACATATCCATTAAGACCAACGCTATTGGTTCCATCTTTAATTTGTGTTGGTTTCATCGCACCATCATCATCAATGGTTAAAATTACATTACTATTATCTACAATAGGTGCGACATCATTAACTTTTCTATAACTCAATCTTAACTGAGCATCGGTTTCGTTTGCTTTTAATACATTTTGAAAAACAAAACTTTCCCTTTGTCTTTTTTCTACTGGCGGTCCGCCTGCTAAACTAAAAGGAGTAGGAACAATATATTCATCAATAAAATCAGTAGTAGAACCAATTAAAAACATTTTGGTTCCATTAGGATTAAACACAACACCAGTTGTCACGTTTTGTTGAACTGCTAACGTTGTAGTTATTGTGGCACTTGATAATAACCAAGCGGTTGATAATGTATATTCCACTACATTATCTGAACTTGTTCCAACCACAAACATTTTTGTTCCAGTGGGGTTAAACCACAATCCAGTAGGTGTAGCATCAGCAGCGGAAATGCCAAAAGTATTTGTTTGTGTCCAACTGGTAACGTCATACGCAGACGTAAGAGTTAATTCTCTTATAATATCATCGGTGCTATCAACAATATAAACTTTTAATCCATCAGGTTTAAAAAACATTTCTTGATATGTTTTACTACTTGGCAATGTGGATGTTGAAGACGTTGTAAGAGTAAGGGTTGATATATTCCAAGCGGTTGATAAAGTATATTTGTTAATCTTTCTTGCGGTGTTATCTAAAACAAACAAGGTTAAACCATTATCAGTAATATAAAGTCCTCTTATAGAAGGAATAGCAGGATTGGTAATACTTGTTGTAGAAGTTATACTTGTATTTGAAACATCAAAAGCAGTCGTTAAAGCAATTGTTAAAATGTTGCTTCCATCTGCCACAAAAGCAGTTAACCCATCGGGTTTGAAAAATATGTTTTGTGGTGCTGACCCCAATGCAACATTACTGCTTCTTAAATAAGTCGCGGGTGAAGTAGGCACAACTTCCCAAGTATTACCCTCGATGGCAAGTTTTGGACTATTGAAAAACTGTCCGCCCGCAGTAGCGTTTTGGGGTTCTTTTATATTAAAATCTTCAAACGAAAAATTGTAAAATGGTATTAACTCATAACCTCCACCAACTGGGTCATATAATCGGTATAACTTAAAGGCAACATCAGGTGTGTAATAAATATAATTTTTAATTACACCATTTGATGCAACCATTGCCCAGTTTGCCAGAGATTGAGAACTTCCATTGTTTAATTTTTTCCAAATGCTTAAACTATCACCAATATCACCAAACGCTAAAATATGTTTTCCACCAGTTGTAAAAGGAACGTTAGGAAACTGATTTTCATTATTGACTTCATAAATTTGCGTGCTAAATAAATCAATAATGTTTTGACTTTTTCTTTCTACTACATTTAAAGCGGTTTGAGTAGCAGTTGAAACGGGTTTATTTGCATCGCTTGTATTGTTAACGTTGCTTAAACCTACCTGTGCCTGCGTAACTGAGTGTGGGTTATCGGTTCTTGATGTGTGAGCATCTAAAGCCGTTTGAGTGGCAGTTGAAATTGGTTTATTAGCATCAGAAGTATTATCAGCATTACCCAAACCAACTTGTGCTTTTGTAATTGAGTGAGGGTTGTTTGTAGCAGAAACGTGAGCATAAGCGGTAGAAACTTTATTCACTTCTGCGGCAGTATAGTCGTTTTCACTCAAACCCTTACCAACAATTTTATCCACCTTGCCGTTCAATGCGCTAACTAAATCAGCACCTTCAGGATATTGGTTAAAAATTTGTAGAATTTCACCGATTGTATCAACAACATTGTCTCCGTCATTGGTATTTAATAAAGCGACTAAGTTGTCTAAACTAACTTTATCAGCGGCAGACATTAGACCTGCTAAAGATTGTGTAGCATTACCTAACGCCGTTTTAAATTCGTTTAAAGTAATACTGTCTTCTAAATCAATTCCTATAATGGTTTGGTTTTTATTTACCTTACCGTCTAATTCTACATCCACGTAATTTGTTAAATTGCCTACTTCAGTTACCACATAAGCGGTTGTTGCAATTTGTGTAGTATTGGTTGACGCCGTAGCAGTTGGTGCAGTAGGAGTTCCTGTTAATGCAGGAGATGTAAACATTGTTGCCTTTGATTCGTTTGTAACGTTTCCTAAACCCACTTGTGCTTTTGTAACGGCGTGGGGGTTAGAAGTGTTATTGATATGAGTATTAACATAAGTTAAATCAGCTTTTGTATTATCTAAACCCAAAACATCCGTTTCTAACTGAACAATATCAGCTTCTGCAGTCGTCATACGACCTTCTAAAGCCGTAATATCACCTTCTGCAGTTGTAATTCTTGTTTCGTGGTCAATTAAAGTGTCATCGTTTGTATTTAACGCAGTCGTAATTTGATTACGTTCATAAACATAATCTCGTGCGTTAATGATTTCACCATTTCGCCACGTTCTTAATCCTGTTACTTTTGCCATTATCTGGACCTCGCTTTTTTCATTTTATAAGTAATCCCCAACGACTCTAAAGTCCATTTGGATTTACCCGTTTCGGTAATACTGATTTTACAATTATAACCCTTACCTGCAAGCTTAATTGTTTCGACTGCTGTAATAATATTGCCAAAGTCACTTGTTCCAAACGTCCAGTTACCCAACCTTGTACCTAAGTTAATGACTCGCTCAACCGCAGATTGTGAATAACTTTGAATTGGGTCAATGTTGAGTGTTCCTTCTTCAGACAAGATAACATTTGTAAACGTAATCGAGTTGTCGTAAGTTGAGTCGTTGAGCACGGCGACACTTTCGTCAACTGTGGTTAACGCCCCACCTACGATTGGAAATCCTTGACTAACAATTTTAATTTCACAAGGCATCGTATCCGTATCTAAGATTTGAAATTCAATAGGCAACCAAGATTGACTAACTGGGTTTGTATTCGTGAATGTTCCAGTTGCTCTTGATACATTATTAACATAAATTGTATAACTATAAGCCGTAGGTACATTGACTTTGTCTAAGGTAATCTGATAGAAGTGTCTTTTAATTAAATTAGCATCAAACAAAATATATTGTGTAGGTGATGTTCCACCTTCACCGTAAGTTCCTTCTATACCATAGATAGGTTCTTTACCGATATTATATTCGTTTTGAATAGTAAAATCCATTTTTGCTTCTTTATAGTTTTTAGGATGAAAAGGTTGATTTTGATTTAAAAATGAAGTAGTTACTCTTGATTCAAAAAATTGACCTAAATCTGATGGAAGTGAATAATCTAACTCAACATCAAATATTTTTAAATCATCTTCTTCTTCAAACTGAGATGGTTGTGTGATAAATCTTAAACGACCATCAACGTTTATATATTTATGAATACCACCAAATTGGTTCCACGCTTTATAAGTATCTTTTACCCACGCTTTCTTATCTACATAATATCGCAAGGTTTCTCCCGTATTAGGGAAGTGTAACCAGTATTGGTCATCAAAATATGTACAAACTGCATTTGTATCTCGTGGAACAATATTATAAATATTACGGTCGATTGGGTCTACGTTATATCTTAAATCTTCTGCATATAATGCACGTAGGGTGAAAACGCCTTCTTTAGACAAGAAGTATAATTGATTACGAACGTTCTTAACACTGTAAGGAGCGATACACCCGATAGTTGGATTAATGGTAATCTTTTGATAGATTTGACCTTCTAAAGGGTTTAATGGAAGTGGTGTATCACCTTTTAATCCCCAAGTATAACTTTCAGATTGAACTACAAGGATATTCATAAACTTATTAACAGCAGTAACGTCTTCATACAAATCATTTGAGAATTGTATTGTGTAAAAATATGGGATATATTCTTTAGAAGAAATATCGCTAAAGAAAAGATAGTCTGAATGTGTTGGATGACCAAAGAAACATAACCGTCCGTTATGTTCAGTTAATCTATTGCATTGATGTACTTTTAATGTGTCTAAGGGCGGCTCATTAAAGTCGGTTAACTTTTCAGGAGTTACCCAAATATTAGTATACTCAATCGTGTTTAAAACTGTTTCATCTGTGTAGAAAACAGGAGCAACGCTTTGGTCATTTGTTCCATCTGCTTTCTTAGCATATCTAAAAGAAGACTCAGAAAGAACAAATTCAACACGATAATCCCAATAACCTGCAACAAGATTATAAAGCTCTACTTTAGTTCTATTTAAAACATCAGTACTCAGATTAGGGAAAATATTATTAGCACCAAACCCAAGGTCGTTTGTTAACATAGAGACTGGGTAAGTAACACCACTTCGTGTAATGCTAAATTCAGCTATGCTATCCGTAACGGTTTCGTAAGCTGTTTCAACAGTTATACCAGCTCTTCTTTTTGATATACGAGCTTTAATATTTAGTTCGTATCGTTTATTGTCTATAGTATAAACACCACCAGATAAAGTCCATTTTGCCCAAGGATTATTCCAAGTAGCTGGTGTGGTTGAAGAGTCAAAAACATTATCTCCAGAAGTCCAATAATCATAAGTGGCATTGTTGTATAAATGATACGCAACTTCAAAGTTTAATTTACCGTTATCTAATTGATATGGTAAAAACGGATACTTGATAAGTTCTTTAAAGATTACGCTTCTAAGAGGAACGGCAACACTGTCATAAGTAGAGCCGTGAGAACTTGTTTCCGTTAAAGTATCCGTATCGTATAAATATCCTTCAGTGTCTACGCTATTTAAGTCGTATCCACGTAATTGAATATCTAAGTCAGATGGTTCGTATTGTTGAAATACATAAATCTTGCCATCGCCTTTATAATAAACTGGATAGGTGCCTGTGGCAATATAAAGCTTATCGTCTAATCTAACACCTTCAATAGGATGTGTGGTTTGGAAATCAGCATCATAAATGCTAACAATACCAGTTAATAATCCAACACTTCCAGTTGCGTTATTCCAACGATAGTACTTATTAGTTCTTGTATCAAAGTAGTAAGCACCTTGAGTTAAACCACTTGGAAATGGGAAAGTTGAACTCGTAACAGAAGTCCAGGTTGTGTTAGGGGTTCCAGTTCCTGTATTTACATAGATTGTATTGTTTGTAGAATGAACGTATTCTCCTGGAGCACCAAAAGTAACTCCGTTTGGGTTTCCTGAAACAAATCTTGGTGCATTAGTACCAAATACTGGATTACTACCAAAGTTTGTAGCACCTGTAAATGTTTGGTTAACATAGATACCTAAGGAAGATAAATCAACCGCAACGCCTGTTTCGCTATCAAATAAATTGACTACTTGGAAACCAGCACCTTGGTCAATGTAAAAACGACCTTCAATAGCAATGATTTTGTGGATTGTATTTTCACTTACATAATATTCAAAATAACCTTGAACGATTGAGCTAACGCTTGTTAAGCTTGCCCAAGGGGCGTGTTCTAATAATTTGTGTAAACCATACCGCTTTTCAATGAAGTTAAATTCGCTTAAAGAGATATTTTCTGCTTCACGCAAATAAACATCCTTTAAAGCATCATCCGTATCAACGGTTTTAAGACCGCCTTGGAATTGCTTATGGACGTCGATATAACGTATTAATTTATTAACGTCATAGTTATAACGCATTGATTAATCCGCCTTTAAATAAATAATAACAGGACTGGTTAATGTATTACTTCCTTCAACCTCAAATAAAACAGTGGTATCACTATAAAACTTACCATCCGTTCCAGTAATACCAGCAAGACCAGCAACCTCACTAAGGGTTTTACCCGAGGTAAAATTTACTCTTGATTTTGTAATTGTAATTCCAGTTTGACCTGTACCTGCATAAAACTCAGCAACAAGTGTTTCTTTAAACTCTGGGATACTGGTTGTATTATGACCCCAATCTCCTGCCCAAGGTGAAATGCTCATATCTGAGACATAAACATTTTCGCCCATTTGATATTTTTCTAAGTCTCTTGCTGTTTTAATCTTTAAATAATCATAGGGAACGTTGCTTGCGTTTTTAAACAAACGTGCATTCATCATATATTCTTGTATAAATAACTGTTTTTCACTTAGTGAAGACTCTTGTCCTCTAACTGAAGAAGCAATAAAAGGCAAAATGACACCTAACATAAAGGTGTCGTCTAATGGGTATGATGTGCTTGTGTAAGCTGGATATAAACCAGTACCATCCCAAGGGTCACCAACATCTTCTTCGTCGTTTAAAAAAGCCATTGGATAAGTAGTAACTGGCGATATTAAATTATAACTTGCAATACCTTTATTAAACCATCTAACAATGTCTTCTACTTCAAATGTATCATCGACATCTTGGTTGACATATAGTGTTAAGTCGTAAATATTCATCTATGTCTCCTGTGGTGACCTCTTTGAGTCATTTACCTCTATTCGGTCATAACCAAACCCCCTCCGAAGAGGGGGGCGGAACTACTTAGTCTTTATAAACTTCTTCAGGCGTACGACGCTTTTGTGTCTTATTTAAGACCGCACTCTTCATCAAACGTTGAGCGTGCATTGCGTGAATTTCAGGAACTTGGATAGTTTGTGCAATTGGAATTTCAACACGAACACCGTTGACACTGAATTGCATTGGATTTCCGAAAGCCGCTTTATAAACTTCAGGAATATAGATGTCTACCATCTTAGAACCTGTTGCTTTTGCAGCAAGTTCTAATTCCTTTTTAAGCTTTGCTTCTGGTTTCGTCACTTGACCTTCACGAAGTTTGGCAGTAGTATTTATATTTTTTTCAGTTGGCATATTTTGCCCTCCCTTTAGTTACTTATTAAACGATTTCTAAGAAGAATTCGTCAGCAGCAGTTAATTCAACAGTCGCTAAACTTGAACCAGAAGCCGCTAAAGTGAATGGAGTGATTGTACCAGCACCCGTGTTATTCACTAAGACACCAGCAGCAACGGCACGAGCGATAACTGACGCACCGGTTTCACCCTTATAGGCTTTAAAAGTTCCTTGTTTAATAGACAAGTCAGCAGCGGTTTCAGCGGTACGTAATGTAAACGTTACAGTCACCACTTCATTCTTGTCTAAGATATCACCGGCAGCCAAGGTTTGGTTAGCAGGAACTGACCAATAGTTGACGACAGCTTCGTTGTTAAGAACACGAACACCGAAACCATTGATTTTCCAACCCATAGATTGACGTTGGTTGAGTGGGTCTTCGACACCAGCTGAACCTAAGCCTTTCGTGATGATGGATAAACCAGCACCTTCAAGCTTCGTAATCGCATAGGCTTCTTCACCGATAACAAGCGAGTCGTGAGTAGTAATAGCATCGTTTTGTGCGGTTGGAGCATTTAAAACTTCAACGAAACGAATACCAAACATTTCAACAATCATACCATCACCAAATGGAGCATTAGATTGTCCAAAGTTCATATAGTCTTGCATTCTTTCATCATCGAATAAGTCGAACATAACTTCAGGCGAGACTAAGGCAACATATTTACCACCAGCTTTGCGGTTTCCGCCTAAGAAGGCTTTCTTCATCGCAATAGTGATTTTACGGAAGTCATCAATTTTAGGAACGTCGCCATTAGCAAGGGTTCCTATACCGTCACGGCTCGCAGCAAAGAAGGCAGAACCTTCAGCAACAAGCACGTTACGAACGATTAAGTCTAAGGTTTCTTTTGCAAGATAACCTAATTCAACGGCATATTCACGTTTGACATCATCTAATTGTTCTAATTCGACTAAGTCGGATAGATACATAACGTCACCGAATTGAGCGATGACAGCAGTGATAGACGAACCACTGATTTCTTTCCCTTCTGGAGTAATACCTTCAGTTAAAGGTAAAACAGATGGGGATAATTTAACATAGCGTCTCCAGTTAATGGTATCGCCATAGTTACGAGGCAAGGATTTTTCGACAGCATACTTTGCAAATTCAAAGTTAAGTTGACGAAGCATTTTAAGCAATAACTTATCGTAGTACGCATCTGGTTTTAATCCAGCACCAGAAGCAGTCACTACGGCAGTTGTTTGTAGATTAGTAACAGCCATATAAATCTCCTATAGATTTTATTTACCGAGTTTTTCTTTTAAGAATGAGTCTATTTCAGCATCCATATCGGCAACGGATGTATCGACATTGCCACCTTTTGTGCCTAACGAAGGACTGGCGGTCGTTTCACGACGTTTCTTTGTTTCTTCAAGTATTGCTTGACGACCCTTAGTCAAAGCTACGTCATAATTCAAGGCTTTATAAGCTACTTCTAATAGCTTGGGGTTTGCTACGACATCCAAACCTAACTCGCCAATCTTTTGGAAAACCGTTTCAATTTCTTTAGCTGGGATATTGTACTTTTGTACTAATCTTTCTGCTTCATAATTGAAGGTTTCTTGTTGATAACGTTGTTTGATAGTTTGAACTTCTTGTTCCAAGGTTTGCATCCGTTTGAATTGGTCTAACGGGATACCTTGTTTTTCCGCTTCTTTTTTAAGGCGGTCATCTTTAAATTTCTTCATTAGCTCGTCTTTACTAACGCCGTATTGACCTGCTAATTCAGCAAGGAATTTATCAGATTGCTCTAATCGTTCCTTTTCTTCACGGAGCTTTTTAAACGCTTCATTTCGTTTATGCAAGTCAGGGTCGTTGACTGGTGCCGCATCTTCTTGATTAGGTTCTTCAGCTACTGGTTCTTCCACTGGTTCTTCAGCTTGTGTTTCTTCAGGGAGTGCCTCATCTTTGGGCTCTTCAACCTTTTCTTCTGCTTCAGCGGGGGCTGGTGCAGCTTGTTTAGTGTCCTGTGTCTCAGGAACGGCTGGTTGTGGAGTTTCTTTTGCTTCAAACTCCTTATCAAAGTCTGCTAAAAACGAATTTGCATCAAACTGCTCTCTGTCATTTGCCATTTGGGTGGCTCCTTCCCTCTACGTCTTGAGGATACACGTCGGACGACGACACCAACGCAGAAATATGTTGTTCATACACTAATTTACGTGGATTGGACTCCACACAACATCTTCTATCTATATTATAGCAAGAAAAGTACTATTTTACTACTAAAAAAGTGCACCGAAGTGCACTTTCTTATTATTTGATGTTACAATTATCGTTTTTACACTGAGCTGTTAGCTCTTTATAATCAAATTCCTTATAACATTGCGTACATTTTAGCATATGGGTAGGTTTGTTTTCAATTCCGATTATAATATCTATAAAGTCGTCGTGCTTACAAATTGGACAGATAATCTTAACTTCCATTACATCATACCTCCGCCTTGCGGCTCACTCCCTGGAACGCCTTGTTGGCGTTTTTGAACATCTCCAATACCTTGTTTTTGTGGGTTAAGGGCTTGGAATACTATTTGAGTAATCACTTGCATTGGGTCGAGTTCACGTTGCTGTGCCATTTGCATTTCTGGGGTCATTGGTTGACCAGCTTCCATACCACCACCTTCCATCGGTTGGGGTTGAGCAGCAGCTTGAGCTTGTTGCATCTGCATTTGCTCGATTTGGATTTGTTCCATCGCTTGCATAATTTGTTGTGCAATCGCTTGAGCATTTTCCATCGACTTTTGTTGTCTTTCTTGCTCAATACGAGCTAAAATGATGTCACGGTTTTGTGGATTAAACGCTTTAATCATATCTTCTGGTGTGACAATCGACACATCAGGAGCATATTGTAGCTGCCACTCGGCAAGCATCCGCATCTTTTCTTGGTTGCTTTGTTCGGTATGCTTTAGCTTTTGCGTAATATCAATACTGAAGTCCCAGGCAATGTCCTTAAAAAACTCTGCGGTAAATGGGATGTATTCATATTCAGCATCACCATTTGGGTCTTCGGATTTCATACGCATTAAGCGTTCATCCGTATAGTATTCAATCGCTAATGTAATAAGGATATAGCTAAGTTTTTCTAAGAACTTTTCAAACGCTACATATTCACTTTGGTTACCAACCAGCGAACGTTCAATTAAACTATTGACACCTGCAGAGGTTTGAAGTGAACCTGAACCTTGACCAGTTGCAATATCTGTTAAACCTGTAAATTCTTGAATATCTCGTTTTAAGAACTCAATGTAATTCATTAATGTCACAGGAATTTCAGACACGTCCACGTTACGAATAACGTTTTGTAGGTCTGGGTGTTTAGATAAGTAGACTAACCCGTAGGCGTTTCCGTACTTGGAGACGATACGTGGGTCGATACCTGCACCTTCATACACAATCTTTTGTGGATTTTGATATAATGTAGCAAGTGTACCAATAATAGATTGGACTTTATTAATCATCTTCACATTTGGTAAGATGAGTTGGCAGTCGCTAATGCCCCAGAAATCTTGACGAGCTTGATGTTGTCGTAAGATAACAAACGGGAACATATTTGGCTTAATACCTTTGACTTCTTTTAAGATAATACCATCGGCAATGTATGTAACGTTAATCGAGAAACCGCCAGCTTCATTCACTACTTTTTCATAATATGTAATCAAATCAACTACATCTTCTTGATAACTTGAGTAGTCACGAGCGTAGATTTCACCTCTGGTTGCTTGGTCTTCAGAAGCATAAGCATTGTTCTTACGATTTTCTAAGAATTTCTTTTTCGATTTATCTTCAATACTTGTATCTGCTTTAATGTGGTCAACGGTAGTACGTGTGTAGGTACCGCAGTATAACGCTTCTTCTAATTCAAACGCTTGTGGGTCTACAAAGAAGGTTGATGGTTCGATAGGAGTAATCATAATCTCACCTTGATACAGGTGATTACGAGTTCCGCCAATATAGTTTTCATCCCAACCGATATAGAGGATACCAGTACCTAATAAGCGAGATGTCGTAATGACATCTAACAACTTAAAGCGAATGTTTAACTTTTCCCAAAGCTGTTCATAGGACTTCTGTAACAAGAAGATGTTATCTGCTTGCTCAGGAGCTAATGGTTTAAGTTCGCCAAGATAATTATCAACAAGTAATTCACCTGCTTTTAACTTCTTAACGTGGTTAACATAGTTACTGGATGGTTTTGGTATCCAGCTTGGCATACTGCCTTTATCATTCCATTGGTCTCCACGGTCAAAAGAGTCTAACTCTTTCCAGGTATTGTCCTTGCGTTGTCTACGAAAGTCAATCGCATCTTTTGCTTTCTGCCAAATCTTTTTTGCTCGTTCTTCGTATTTCATATTACTTTAAATCCTTGGGAATACCATAATCTTTGTTAATGTCGGCAGGGAATAAGTCCGACTTTTGGTATTGTACCTTTTCATCCTTGAAACTTGCAATAAGTTCATTTAACTCCTTGAGTTTCTTATCATAGTCTTCTTTCTTTGAGAATTTCACATCAATCTTAAAAAGACCTGATAAAATGAAACCCGCAAGGAAACTCGCTATGCTTATTACTATAAAATCCATACTACCTCCTAAAATCCTGTGTACCATTCCGTAACAGGGGTGTCATCTTCTTGTAATTCTTTTGGAAAATTGAATGTTTTTCTACCAGCAGTCTTTGTCGAATTGAAGTAAACTTCGTTGACTAAGTCTTCTGGATTATCTGGCAGCTCTTGAATTACATAACGCAGAGCGTCCATTGCGTGGTTGTTCGAGTCAATCGGTTTCTCCCCCCGATTTTTCTCTATGTCTAATGCTCCACTACTATATTTATACTCACGACCTTCCCGAATTACATTAAAACAATTTGACATTATCTTCAATTTACCCAAGGCAAAGTAGGTAAATACCTTCATAATCCCTGCATCTATGTTATTTATGCCCTCTTTAAACCACAATCCATACTCAGAATAGTGCCCAAAGTAGCTCTTTCCATTGGTTCCCCGACGGGTCTTACCGCTTGGGTCGGCAATGATTTGACTATAAATCATCCCCGCAGGCACCTTATCAACCATCGCCCGCATCTTGGTGGCGTGGTGGTTAACTGGTTTTTCCGCCTCATAGTGCTCGTCGTAGACATAAGCAATCCCTTTATCGGGGTCTATTGCTATCCCTAACATAACCGTTGGGTCTCGTAGCCCAAAGTCAACGCCGAAAAGCCGCTTCCAATTCGCTGGAATTGAAAACGGTTCTACAATATGTTCTAAAAACGTAGGATAAACTAACCCTTCGCTATATTCAAAGCTACCGTAGATATATCTTTTTACCCACCAGTCTGGTTTACCTCGCCCAATACGGGTTTGGAAGTCTGGGTCTAAATATTTATTTTGGAAAGAGCTATGCAAATGGCAGCTAAGATAAGGGTTGTAAAAAGGGTCTCGAGGATAATTGATAGTAGCATAAACTTTATCCGACTTATACAAAATCTCAGTTCTAATCCAACCACTATCGGGGTTAGAACAAAGAATTCCTAACAGTCGAGATTTTTTAACCTTCCTTTTCCCTTCTTCGTCGACTTCATATTCAACCGCTGCTTCGTTTCTTAATCGAGCAGAAAGTTCAACATACACTTCGTACTTAGAGTTACTCGCTTCTTCTAAATAAAATCCAGTCAGGTTTAATGACCGTATCTTATCAGCATCGTTGCTGGGCAGTAGCATAATCTCGTGCCCATTCTTCATTACTATCTTTTCTTCACCCTTGGTTTTGGTCTCATACTTAATATGACCTTCGGGTAAGAACTTCATTAATTCGTTATAACTGGTTTCCTTCAATAACTGCATTGTTGGTGCGAGCAGTGCCGTCCTGCCGTGAGGAACCGCCAGGACGTGCTCGACAATGGACATTACAGCAGTGGTGGTTTTACCACTCCCATACGCCCCAAATATTGCTTTAAATGTGTGAGGGTCTTTATGAAATTGTGCTTGGTGGGGTTGCGGCTTATAATGAATTTCAGTTGCATTACAAATATTACAAACAGAATATTTCTTTCCATCTGGTTGTATCATTTCCCCCGCACTACACAATTTACATTTTCTATTCAATGAATAACTCCTCGCAATAGCGATGTCCTCGTTCGGCATTGAATACCATCATTAGTATCCCCGCCTTAGAAGACAAGTTCTTATCCGACTCATAATTCGACTTGACCGTGGACATACTTGGTGCATAGAACACTTTTTTATTACAGCCCTTACCTTCGTATAGTGTGACCTCACGGTAGTGATGGAAATGCCCAAACAATCCGTAGTCAAACTGAATGCCCCGATAATACGCTAACTCTTGTAGATAACCTTCTTTCTTATTCCCAATTAAATGCCCGTGAGCAACAAACATCTTATGGTTAGCCGTCACTGGAACAACCAGGTCATTACCACCCCAGACCATTACATTTCTATTGTTCTTAACACTTTCTTTAATATAATGATAGAACACGTGCATTAAATCTTCTTCAACTAACTCGTTCCTATCGGTGCCGAGTGGACGTAGCTGCGTATGGTTTGAGCTTGTAATACAATAGAATTCAACCTTCATTGTCTTAGACAACTTCTGGATTAAATCCGCATACACTTTCGACACATCAACAATCTGAAACACCATCCCCTTCTTAATCGCCATTAACTGACTTGTCCGTAATGCCCCACCGTCAATGGTGTCGCCTAACTCCAGCAGTTTAATTCGCTTGAACTTGAATTGCTTTTGCTTTTGGACAATATAGGCATACACTTTAGCAAGATGCTGTAAAAGGGTCTCGTCCCCGTTATAGTGAAAGTCACTGGTAACAAAGACATACTCATCATCCTTTGACGTCGAATTGTCTTGTACAAATTTAACAGGCGGCTTTTTCTTTTTGATGGCTGACTTTAATTCTTCCCCGAACAAAGTCTTGCTTGTCAGAACCTTCAGGTCTTCCTGGTTACGGCTCCGCTCGAAACTAAGATACTGCTTCTGCAAACGTAATTGTCTTTTGATTTCTAAATCCATAGAAACCTCCCTGATTATTTTATATGCACATATGGCTAATTTTACGCTAAATTTTTTGAGTTAGTGTGTGGGTAGGGGGTTGCTATCTATAAAGGATAAAGACACGGACTACCTACCACCCCAACATTTAGGGGTCTCCCCTCCGCCCTCCCCCCCTCCCCCGTAGGGGTACCCCCCTCCCCCCGTGGGGTATTAGCACTCCCACCCCTTGACCGCTAACCCCTTTAGCACTCCGCCCCCTCAAGTGCTAACCGCACCCCACCCCCCACCCCTTAGCACTCCCACCCCTTGAGTGCTAAAAATACCCACCGCCCCCCACTACTAAAAAACTACTAAACCGCAAAACCGCCAAAACAAAAACAACGCATTAGACGAGCGAAAAACAGCGGGAGGATATAAACTACCACCCCCACCCCTTCCGTGCCTCCTTGACCCCTTTACGTGATTTCGCATTTTATCGCATTTTTTTAGCACCCCAAAAAATCCCCGTATTTATCGGCATTTTTTACCCCCAAAAAACCCCGTGTTTAT